AGCATTGGAAGTATGTTGTTGGTGCAGATCATACGATGGACTCATGGAACGAGTCAAGTAGACGCTATATCACTATGGATCCTGAGTTTTATATTCCATCAAAAGCTGATTGGCGATTAGCTCCGGATAATAGAAAGCAGGGTTCGGGTGGTCCGATAGACCCTTGGACAGGCGCAATTCTAACTCAACAATTACTAGATTACATAGAGCAAGGTGAATCCCATTACGCTATGGCTATAAATTCTGGAGTAGCACCTGAGCAAGCAAGATTATTCTTGCCGGCTTATGGAATGTATGTAGTTTATCGGTGGTCTTGCAGTCTTCAGTCTATAGCTTTATTTCTCTCTCAGAGATTGGCCGAAGATTCACAAAAAGAAATACAACTATATGCTCAAGCCGTAAGAGACCTTATCATAGATAAGTTCCCAGTTTCTATACCACTACTTGTTGGTGAATTGTGATACTTTTAGATCTTATTAAGTTAATAGTATTTTCATTTATCTTTAACTGGTGTATATCTTTGCAAATACTACAGCAGTCTTTAGATTCCTCTAAAAAAAGACAAAAGATTACTGCAGTTATATTGAGTATGTTAGCTGGGGCTTTGGCTGGTGCTGTGCTAATATGGTAGTTGATTTTATATCAAGAAAAGATATTCAGTACATGAATTTATGTATGCAAATATCTAAAATATTTTCTACTTGTGGAAAAAAGAAATACGCAGCAATATTAGTTGATGATCTTGGACATGTGGTTGGGATGGGATATAATGGTGGCGCTAGCGGTCTGCTTCATTGTGAAGACGGTGGTTGTCCAAGATATATAGAAAATTCACCAAATGGTTCGATATATGATAATTGTATAGCAGTGCATGCAGAAGCTAACGCTCTGCTACATTCAGATTATTCTGCTAGGCCAAAAAAATTGTATGTAAATGGACCGCCATGTTTCTCTTGCGCTAAACTGATTGCAAATTCAACAGTTGAAACTGTATACTATGTTTGCGACACTGCATATGCTAATTGGCATGAGGTTAAGAATTTTCTAGAAAAGTGCTCAGTAAAAACTATAGAGGTAAAAAATGCCAGCTGCTAAACTAAACTACATATTGGTTTATAAAGAACACAGCCAAATATATGGTTGTTCTTCAAAAAAGATTGCGATGGAAAGTCCACCGCCCGAGGGCTATTCGGTAGATGACAAAAATGTTTTTTTTATAACATTTGAGCCCGATACCGATAGTATAAGCATACATAAAGTAAATAATCAGGAAGAAAGTAATGAGTAAGAAACAATCATACAAAAAAAAGATAAGCCTAAAGCTAAACGTAGAAGATACAGCTATAGTCATACCTTATGATGTAGCTATGCATATAGCTGAAACATATGATTTCGTGTCTATGGATGCAGAAGAAGAACATGTTCAATATTATAAGGACGTTGCTGATCTAGTTAGAGCGCAGGCAAATGAGAATCGCCATGAGTTACAGGATGATGAGTATGAAGAATGGTGAGAAGACTCTTTTTATTTTTATGATGTTTGCTCTTGGCTCATTAATTGGCAAATCTCAGTCTAAAAAGAAAATAGTTGAAAAATCAAAAGAGCCAAATGTTGCGCAATATTTAAATAGACTAATTGAATTTTATGATTCCAATACACTAGATATTGTTGAGGATGAATTTCTAAATTTAGTAGACTTTGGAATGAGCCCAAAAAATGCTTTTGGTGCTGTAACACACAAGCAGGTAATTAATAATGATTGATTTATGTGTAGTTAATTATAATACAAGACCACTTTTAAATAGATTTTTAGATTGTCTTCATAATGATCTTCATAATCATCCCAAGGTTTGGAATTTGTATATCGCAGATAACGATTCTACGGACGATAGTGTTGATTGGTTAAAGTATAATTATCAGAGATATAGGATTAATAAATTCTATCATAATGATAACATTGGCTACTCCGCTGCTTGTAACCAACTCGCTGCTGAAGGAAGATCAGATATTATATGCCTACTCAACGCTGATGTATGGATAGATAATGAAAATTTAGTTAGAGCAGCAAATATATTTGATGAAAATCCCGATATTCATATTTTAGGGCCAAAGCAAAGAGATGAGAATGGTTTAATCACCCATGCCGGTATAGTCGGCACTAATACAGCTCCTAGACATCGGGGATGGCGTCAAAGCGATTTTAATGATGAGCTATTTAAAGATAGAATTAATTGCGTAACAGTTTCTGGCTCTGCCTACTTTATTCGTCGTGAAGTTTGGAATACACTGACTAATAATCCTAAATATAGAGAAATGTATCCAAACGCAACTGGAGCATTTTTGCCGACTCCTCATTATTATGAGGAAACCTGGTGCTCTTATTTTGCTAGGCATCTTGGCTATAATGTAGTTTATGATGGCAGTGTATCAATAGGACATAGTTGGCATAAATCTTCTGCTGTTGGTGGCGAGGCAGATGGTAAGTTTTCTGTTAGTAGAGATATTTTTAGAAGAGCTTGCGATTTTATTGGGATAGAAAGAGACTAATTCACCAATGCTAACATACGGCTCACTTTTTTCGGGCGCAGGAGGAATAGATATTGGTCTAGATAATGCTGGTATGAGCTGTAAGTTTCAAGTAGAGATAGATGAAAATTGTCAACAAATATTACAGTACAATTGGCCTAATGTCTTAAAATTCAAAGACATAAAAAATGTTAATGGATATGATTTACCGGAAGTAGACTTAATTGCGTTTGGATCTCCATGTCAAGACTTATCTACTGCTGGGAATAAAACAGGACTTTATGGAAATAAATCTATTTTATTTTATGAAGCTACAAGAATAATAAAAGAAATGAGAGCCAAAACGAATGGACAATACCCAAAATGGTCAATCTGGGAAAATGTTGTTGGAGCCTTATCTTCCAACGGAGGTTCCGACTTTGGGCAAGTCCTCCGAGAAATGGATGAAGCAGGGGCGCATTTCAGTGAATGGGCAGTGTTGGATGCACAATACTTTGGAATACCCCAGCAACGAAGAAGAGTTTACGTCATCTCTGTCTATGATTCTGTTATCGCCAAAAGATGTCCAGAAAAAATATTTTCTCTCAGCCAAGGCAGCGATGGGAATTCTTCGAAGAGTATCAAGAGAGAACAAAAAGATTCCACAGAAATTGCTAGTTGCCTTAGAAGCGGTGGCCAAGGAGGAGTCCCCTCAAGTAGGGGAGAACATTTAGTTGTTGAGTCAGAAAAAAGGGTTAGAAGACTTACTCCAATTGAATGGGAAAGACTCATGGGCTGGCCGGATAATCACACCTTATTCCGTATTGATGGACAGACTAACTCAGACACAATAAGATATAAAATGTGTGGTAACGGAGCCGCATCACCTGTGGTAAAATGGATAGCAGATCAAATAAAGGAGATATAAATGTCGGATAAATTAAATCCATGGATATACAATGCAGAGGTAAAAAAAGTTGTTGATGGTGACACTTTTGATATTATTATTGACCTTGGTTTTGACGTGCTCAAAAAGGGTAGAGTTCGCTTATATGGCGTTAATACTCCGGAAAGCAGAACGTCTAACGTTGAAGAAAAGAAGATGGGATTAGCTGCAAAAGAGTTCACGGACCAATGGTTAACCGCCGCCAATCACAAAGTTAAAATTGAAACTATTATTGATAAGAACGAAAAGTACGGAAGAGTTCTGGCAAGAGTGTGGAATGAGGCTGAAGAGTGTCTAAATGATGCTATAATAGCGTCTGGTCTTGCTAGAGCATACTTTGGCGTAGGCGATAAAACATTCACTGAATTCAAAAAGGACTAAAGTGCAAACATTTTTACCGTACGCAGATTTTGAAAAATCTGTAGAAGTATTAGACTATCGCAGATTGGGGAAGCAACGTGTTGAAACATTTCAAGTTCTTAATATTTTACTTGAAAGAACGCCTACGAAAGGTTGGCGAAACCATCCAGTCACGCTAATGTGGACCGGGTATGAATCAGCTCTGAAGTTATATCAAAATATAACTATCCGTGAATGGGTTCGTAGAGGATACAATAACAATATGCAATACGAAGAAATAGAACCGGGAACTGTTGTAATGCCAGCCTGGTTTGGCAATGAAGAATTCCATAGATCACATAGATCAAATCTTCTTCGTAAAGACTTTGGATATTATTCACAGTATTTTGATGAACCAAATGACCTAGAATATTATTGGCCAGGAGTAAGCTATGCCTCTTAAAGTATTTTTATCTGGAGCCATTGAAGGTGTCGAAGAATATGGTCGCAGTTGGAGAAAAGCTGCTACTGAAAAGCTGCACCTTTTTGGTTATGATGTTTTAGATCCAACACTAATCTTCGATAAAGAGTATGAAACTCCAGAAGAAATTGTTGAAAAGAATTTGTTTTTACAGCGCAGAGCCGATATAATTCTTGTAGAATATATGATCAAAGATCGCCCATATATAGGAACTGATTTTGAATTAGCTTGGGCTAAATTCAACAATCAACCCGCAGTAGTTTTCTGCTGTGATTCAAATAAAAATAGAGTTTATTTGAAATATATGGCAACAAAACTTGCATCATCGATGCAAGATGCGATAGAATATATCGCAACCAATTATCCATCAAATTAACGAAAGGTAATACAATGTCAGATAACAAGTTGAAGTATTTCACAGTAACAACAACAGCAATCGTCAAGGCCAACAATAAGACCGAGGCGGAAAAGCTGGCTATGTCAACTGGTCGTCGTCCAGTCGGCGTTGCTGGAGAGGTAATCTTCAAGGACGTTGAGATCGAGCGCATCTCGGCTGTTGAGGCCCACGATCAGCTCGTTGGCTGAGTAGTTCAGCAAACGTATTTGTTGTGGCTTGAGGGGGAGCAATCCCCCTCAAGCTGTTTCTAAGGATTGGATATTTTATGATAATAGCTCAAATGATAGGCAAGAATGAATCCGAGAGATTTCTTGAAGATGTCTTAGAAAGACTATCTTCACAAGTAGATAAGATTGTTTTTACAGATGATTGTTCTGATGATAACACTATTGAAATAGCTGCAAAATACGCAGAAGTTTTTCAGAGTCCAGAACCTCTATTCAAAGTGCACGAAGGCAAGCTAAGAGCTTTTGCGTGGGGAAACTTAGAAAAGTTTGCCTCTGTTGGCGATTGGATAATCGCTATAGATTGCGACGAGATGCTACATCACATTAATGAAATGCCAATAAGAGATGTTTTGGCTCAGTCTCCAAATGATGTTGTTAATGTTAGGTTCTATCATATGTGGAACGATTCTCAATATCGAGTGGATAAACTTTGGGCGCCAAACAATAGTTCAAGAATATTTAGATTTGTTCCAAATGGCGGATTTGCAAATAGACAACTCGCCTGTGGATCAGAGCCTACGTATGTAGCAGATTGGATTCGCCAAAGAAATTGGTGGCTTAACTCCGGTTTAGTCATGCAACATTTAGGATATGTTAAGGATTCCGACAAAAAAGATAAATATTCAAGATATTCAGAGATAGATGGTGGTAGATTTCATAACGGAGATCATATTAATTCAATAATGGACGAAAACCCAGTCTTAATTGACTGGGGTACATTTGGTATATAATTAGGAGAAAAAAATGACCTGTCTTAACCCCGCTGAATCAATCAAAAACATTACATTGGCTCTTGAAAAGAACAAAAAGTTTTCTTACATTAACGTTACAAAGTCGGCAATTATCGCTCTAAGTAAAAGTTCAGATAACTCCTTTCCTTCACACTTTGCCAAGAGCGTAATCGCCTCCTTGAAAAATAATGATCCTATGATGATGAAAGCTATATCTCATTCATTGGTTTCTGACATAGAGGATGGAAAGCATTACAAAATAGGTCTCCATAAAAATGGAACGTACTATTATTCAAATATTTTTGAATATTATTACATGAATAATAAAGATGTATATAACTCAACAGTTAACTATTACATAAAGAATTCTCCAAGCGTTGTTATCACCTTTCATGATAAGAAGCTTATACAAAAACATTTTGGCAATAGTGCCCACATAATCAACGTTGCGTATACCAATTACTATGAAAAATTAGATAATATATATGCTCAACTAACCGAATTTGAGGGTGGAGTAGATTACTGCATTATGGATTGTGGCGTCCTTGGTTTGGCGTTGGCTTCTAAGATATGGGAAAACTTGAACATGTCAGTATTAGATTTTGGTAAAACATTAAGTTTGAGTAAGACTCCTCAAACAGTAAGCGTGGCATGAAAAAAGAATACAAAAAGCTAGAAGAAGATGATATTAATTTTCTTACTGATCTTCTTTTTGATACATCTTTATCTATTAGCGAAATCGCTAAGCAATTAGACGTATCTATACCGGAAGTTAATAAGAAAATAAATTCTCTTGGTTTGTCGTGGCTGAAAAATTCTAGAAAAAAAATGTCTAGAGGCCAAACTGCTTTGACGATGATAATGCAAAAACTTCTTCCTGGTGAAGAAATCATTAATGAACACCATATAGGTGACAAGTTAAAGCTGGATGTATTTTGCCCTAAATATAAAATAGCAGCAGAGTATCATGGTAGACAGCATTTTTATTATACTAGTAGATTTTTTGAATCCAAGTATGACTTTGAACAAGCTCAGAAAAGAGATGAAAAAAAAGCGCAGTACTGCATAGACAATGGAATAGCTTTGATCGTTTTTAGGTACAACGATTTGTTAACTGAACAAGCTGTTTATGATAGAATGTTAACAGCAATAAGGGAAACTGATTTTGTTTCAAAACCGACTCGCAAAACATCCATAAGTTCTAATCCAGCGTACCAAGAAGCTAAAAAGAAAAACTCTGAGTACAAAAAGAAATTGTACAGAAAAATAAAAGGTTCCAAAATTGATGACCGCAGAAGAAGTATCTGAGTTAGAAAACTCTCCAATAGAATACCATGCCTTCTCATTATGCCTAAAGCAGCCAGGTGCTGTAGAATTTTTTAATGATAATTTATCTAGTGATATAGTTGGAATTATTCATGGAGAAAAAGGCGTTCATGAATTCTATGAAGCACTTCTGGGTTTCCACCGTGCTACTGGATTGGATATAGTAGATCCTGTAGCTTTTAAAGTTTGGTTGCAGTCTGAAACTGATATCTACAACGCTTTAGGTGGAGACACTGGTCTTTCTATAATGCTGGACTATGTTCTTGGTATTGACGTTGGAAGTAAAGAATCTGTTTTAGAGTTAATTAAGCATAAAGCAAATAAACGAAAGCAGATAAATTATCTTCAAGAGCTTCAGATATTAATTAATAAAAAAGGTCTCAAGTCTGAAGAAGATACTTCCAGAATATCTGAGTTAACTTCAAAGATTAAAGATTTAGAAAATTCGATAAAGTACAACCCTTTTGATAAGTTAACAACAGCTTCAGATATTATGTCTAGAGCTGATGATCTGCTAGACATACCCAGCTTTATGCCTACACAGTTTAAGGCTTTAAATAGGGCTATGGGCTATACTGAAGACGGTGGCTTCTTTAAGGGGGCTGTCCATGCCGTAATTGCCCCATCAGGTAAGGGTAAGAGTACTTTTACAAAATGCCTAGCGAATCACTGGCTTGATTCAGGTTACAGAGTTTTATATGTCAACTTCGAAGAAGCTATTGGTCACTGGGAAAGAATATTGATGACACAAATAATAGGCAAGAATGTTTATTCGGAGTCTGAGAAATGGTCACAAAAAGAGAAGTTAGATTATATATCGATTTTTAAATCTAGATTGGAAAAATGGGGAGATCGCCTTATGGTTAGACATGATCCTGATACCCCATACTTTGAGGATTTAGAATTTTGGCTTAGAGATTTAATAGGACACGCAGATAAAACTCCAGATGTATTAATAATTGACACCATACAATCAATGTTCACTAGAGGTAACGGTAAGGGTAAGCCTCGATGGGGTGAATTTGAAGAAATGATGGTTAGATTAGAAAAACTAGCTAGAGATATGAATTGCGTTTTAATAATAACCGCACAAGAAAATGCTAATAGAATGAAAGAAAGAAGAGAAGTTGTCCAGCAATCTGACACCGGCGGATCTTTAGCTATTCAGCAAAAATGTGCAGTAACTATTTTTATTACTGAAAAACGTTTAGCGACCCAAGATGAAACCGAAGATGAAAACATTATGCAGCTACAGATTCCCAAGAACAGAATAACTGGCTCTGCCTTTCTTTATGATCCCCCATTGGTTCGCTACAATGACGAAAAGAAAATATATGAAGATTATGAAGTTGTGAGCGAAAGCTCTTATACGGAAAGTACAGATTTACAAGATTTACTTAATGGAGAAGGGTTTGATTGATGATAGATTTAAGTACTGATTCAATAAAAGACTTTCAAACATGTGAAAGATTATATGATTATAGATATGTAGAAAAGCTTCCTGAGACAATCTATTCTCGTGATCTCTATGCTCTAAAGTTTGAAAATAGTTTAAAGAATATTATAAATTTTTTTTGGTTCAAAAAACAAGCCGGAATCACCCCATCATACGCATCCCTACTAAATAGATGGGAAAAGATTTGGTTTCCAAAGGATACGACTCATTATGATCTAACAATAGAGCAGCACGAAAGTGCTTATGGAAACATGTCTAGCTTGACGGCCCAGGCAGCAAACATCCTACTTAATTTCCATGAAACCTATAGTCAATTAGATGCAATCCCGTTGTCTATTGCAGATGAGTATGTCGTTACTGTAGATAAAACAGTGAGAATACATGATAAGTTTGATCTTATATATCGGCACGCAGGGCAAAATTACGTTGTTAAGTTTATTTTTAACTATAAGAATAGTTACAGACAAATGTATCAAGTAGATTTTTCTTCGATGTATTTAGCTTTCAAAAATCTTCATCCAGGAAAGGTTGCTTCAACAAAGTTTGGTTATGTTGATTTAATGTCAAACAATCTAAAGTTTAACGAATATGAAATAACTGAACAAGACATAGAGTCAATAAATTACTGGTGTGCTACAATAGAGGATAAAGATGTTTTTGTGCCCAGAAGAGGTTTAACATATTATTGTAAAAAGTGTCCATTTGATACGCCGTGTTCCAAATGGTCTTTCTCAACTCAAGCTAAAGTAAAGTGAGTATTATATTATGGCTAAAAATTTCTTAGATGAAATTCTTAAAGAAGATAAAAAGAGTTTTTTTGAAACAGAAAATGATGTACTGCATCAGTTGTTGGATGAAATAAATCTAATTACAGACGATGCTATAGTTTCATTTGTAAGATCAGTATTGTTGAAGGCAGAAATATTTTGGGATATTCCATCTAGTTTTTCAGGCAAATATCATCCTGGCGATGAGCATGGTCCTGGCGGCAACGTACTGCACACTAAGCGAGTTGTTAGGGTAGCATCTATCTTGGCTGATTCGTATTCTTTGTCAGATGATGAGAGAAATGTAATTATAGCAGCGTGCCTGCTCCATGACGTCACAAAGGGCATACCCGATTTTAATGATGCATCCTCTTTTCACTATGACCCCATGCATCCATATACGGTGGCTAAGTTTGTCCAAAATTGTCAAATGTATGATAAAGAATATGGAAACGATTCTCAGTCAACTAGTTTATTTATAGCAGAAGAATCTATACAAGCCATATTGCGTTTAGTTAGATGTCATCTTGGTCCATGGTCACCAGTGCCAGAAACCTATCCTATTACTTATTTAGATTATATTGTTCATATAGCAGATAATCTTGCTAGCAAGATCCATACGGTTATAGAAGATAGTGAGCTTATCAATGAAAAGTGGCGAAAGCAAGCTGAGTAAGCAGCAGCGTATTGTAAATAGAACGTTTATTTTAAACAACTTAGATGATATAATTAAAGAGTCTGTTTATTATAGAACAAACGCAGATTGTCTCGCAGAGCAATCTGTTGCAAAGATTAACATCTATAACGATACTAAGGTAAAGATATTGTGAAAATGCCAGCCGATCAATCTAAATATATTTCTAATTGGAAATATTTTGAGATAGCTAAGTATGTAAAAAGTTTAGATAGAGTTATTAGAGTCAAGAACAATGACAGACCTGTGTTAATAACGGACGCAGAGTTAAATAATTTTATTACACAAAACAATAATACCGGTTTGTATACTTCAATATGGAGATATAACGAAACCAATTTGGATTCAGCAACAAGATTGGCTTCTCTTTATTTTGATATAGACAATAAAGATCAAGAGCAGTCATTAAAAGACTGCATAAAACTTTATGATTATCTTTCCAATTTTATTCCAAAGAATTCTATAATAGTTTATTTTACTGGCAAAAAAGGCTTTCATGTTGAGTGCGAAGCCATCGCCTTGGGAATAAATCCGTCTAACAATCTGCCAAATATATTTAGATTTATAGCAGAAAGCATTAAATCAAAGTTGAATATAGAATCTTTAGACTTTAGTGTCTACGATGCTAGAAGAATGTGGAGACTTGCGGGAAGCGTTCATCAAGATACTGGGTTATATAAAAATATAATTTCAGAACAGATGCTGAAAACTGGTTTATCGGCAATAATGGAATACTGTTTATCTCCAGCTGATAACCTAATAGAAGAACAGTGTTTCAGTGCAAAAGCTAATGAATGGTTTAGAAGTTTTACGTATGAACTAGAGATACATAAAGAAAAATCTAAGGACTTTATTGGTTACTTTAATAAGTATGGCTCTTCTGCTTTTAAATCTTTTCAAGAATCAGAAAAAGAATTTACTCCAAAAAATCTTGTAGAAAACTGCACAGCTGTAAAAAGACTGTGGCAACAAGCTATAGAAAAAAAATACTTAGAGCATGAAGCTAGATTGTTTTTGTGTTCCATTCTTACATATAGTGACGAATCCATAAAATTCTTACACGGAATACTAAGTAATTGTGATGATTATAACGTGGAAAAAACCAATAGTCACGTAAATGATTGGATTAAGAGAAGACAATTAGGAATTGGCGGAAGACCATATACCTGCGAAAGAGCAAATGCTGTAGGAGTTGGTTGCGGTGAATGTTCGTTGGAAAAAAGAAATAAATGGATAAAAGTTGGCGATAAATATATCGAAACACAAGACCAATCTTCTCCTTCACCAATAAGGTTTGCTTATAAAAATACTAAAAAAGGAGGTGAATAATCCATGGATAATGTAAAAGATCCAGATGATGTTATTGGCGTTTGCTCAGAATGCAAGTCAGATCAGCCTGATAGCTATATGTACAAAAGCCCATTCGCCCAAGAGGGTAAACCGGTACCTTGCAAGTACTGTGGCGGAGTTGTAATTATCACGTATAGGGAAACTAGAGACAGCGCTCTTGATGGTTCCGATAAAAGTAGAGGCATTTGATGAAAAATTGGACTAACCTCCATAACCATACAATATATTCCATGCTCGATGGCCATGGTAGAGTTGAGCAGTATTTGGAAAGAGCCAAGTCTCTCGGCATGAGAGGCTTGGCTACTACCGATCATGGAAACATACACTCTTGGCTAGACTTTTATGACGCTGGTCAAGCAACAGGGGTAAAGCCTATTCTTGGCTCTGAATTTTATCAAGCTAGAAAATCTAGATTTGATAGGGATGAAGAGGAGCGTTCTGGGCCGGCAAAAAATGAATGGGAACAAAGAGGACCATATCACATAACTATATTGGCTAAAAATAATACTGGCTATAATAATATAATCAAAATGTCTTCTAGATCTTTTCTAGAAGGGTATTATGTTAAGCCTAGAATAGATCACGAATTAATAGCTGAACATTCAGATGGAATTATCGTTCTTTCAGGGTGTTTGAACGGAGAAATTGCCCAGGCTCTTTTACGTGATGATTATGATTTTGCGATTAAGTCTGCAAGAAAAATGCAGGACATTGTTGGTAGAGAAAATTACTTTATAGAAATTCAAGATCATGGTTTATCTGAGCAGAAAAAAATTACTAGTCAGCTAATAGATATCGCTAATTCTATAAGTGCAAAAATAGTTCCTACTGGCGATTGCCACTACGTGCACCAACACGATGCTAGAGCGCACGACATAATGCTCTGTGTCGCCACCAACGCAACTATCGATACTCCTAATAGATTTTCTTTTAGTGGCGATGAGTTTTATCTTCAATCTTATGAGGATATGGAGAGAAAGTTTCAGCCAGAGTGGCTAAAAAATACCATGCACATATGTGATATGGTTGATCTTGATTTAAATTTTGGCAATATACATTTTCCTAATTTTCCTATTCCTACAAACGAAACGTCAACTCAGTACTTTGAAAGATTGGCTTGGGATGGTTTAAAGAAAAGATATGGAGATCCACTCCCGCAACACATTATTGATAGAGCTCACCACGAAATAAGAGTAGTTAAGGAAATGGGCTTTCCGGAGTACTTCTTAGTTGTTTCTGATTTGGTCAACTGGGCTAAAAATAATGAGATTAGAGTTGGTTGGGGTCGAGGATCTGCGGCTGGCAGCATACTGTCTTACGCATTTAGAATTACTAATTTAGATCCGATTAAGTTTGGTCTTATGTTTGAGCGATTCCTTGTGGAAGGAAGAAAATCAATGCCAGACATTGACCTTGACTTTGATGATAGACATAGAGATGAAGTAATTAATTACGCCAGAGAAAAATATGGTCATGACCATGTTGCTCATATATGTACCTTTAATAAAACTGGAGCTCGCCAATCAATCAGAGACGCAGCTAGAGCCTTAGGCTATGATTTTTCTTCTGGCGATAATGTGGCTAAATTGGTCCCACCTCCAGTACTCGGTATTTCAAAAAGTCTAACCGAGTGCATGCAAGTGGGAGACTTTGCTGGCCTGTACGGTAAAGACGAAAATGCTAAAAAGATTATAGATGCCGCCTTTGGTTTAGAGGGTCTTGTTAGACAGACTGGAATTCATGCCGCTGGAATAGTTATTTCTAAGGATGCTCTTACCGAATATCTCCCCGTAATGCAAAAAGGAGTAGATAATCCTTTGGTCACTCAGTGGGATATGGGTAGAGTTGAGCAATGTGGCCTTCTTAAAATTGACTTCTTGGGCTTAAGAAATCTGGGCATCATAGATTCTTGTGTAAAATTAATAAAGAAACATCATAATCTAGATATAGATATTGATCAAATACCTCTTGATGATTCAAATACGTATGAGCAATTATGTCGTGGCAACTGTATTGGCGTCTTTCAGTTGGAATCATCCGGTATGCGCCAACTCATGATGCAACTACAGCCTAAAAACATAGAAGATATCATGGCTTTAATCTCACTGTACCGACCGGGACCAATGGGCTCAGGAATGGACAAGGAGTACATTGATCGCAAGCATGGGCGTAGTAGAGTCAAGTATGAGCATCCTAAGCTAGAGAAGGTGTTGGGTCCATCACTTGGAATCATGCTTTACCAGGAGGACGTGCTTGGGGTGGCAAGAGAGTTGGCTGGCTTTTCTTCAGCTGAAGCTGATGATTTAAGAAAAGTTATTGGCAAAAAGTTAATGGACAAGATTGCAAGTATGCGATCAAAGTTTGTTGACGGCTGCATTGAAAATTCTGGTTTAACCGAAATATTAGCAAATAAAATATTTTCAGATATCGAATATTTCGGTGGCTATGGTTTCAACAGAGCTCACGCTGCAAGCTATGCAATGATTAGTTATATTACGGCATACTTAAAAACTAATTACACTGTTGAATACATGGCAGCGCTCATGTCGTCAGTGGTGGGAAATAAAGATAAGCAGTCGTTGTATTTGGCAGACTGCAGAAAATTGGGTATAAATGTTTTGCCTCCATCCATTAATTACTCTGGTATAGATTTTGAAGTTTTAGATTCTAATTCTATTATTTTTGGGCTATCTGCAATTAACGGCATAGGTAACTCAATAGCGGAAAATATAGTTTCAGTTAGAGATCAGTCAAATCCATATAATAACATGCACGACTTCTTTAGAAGATGTGGGGCAACTCTTTTAAAGAAAAGTACATTAGAGCACCTGGCCAAAGCTG